CTCAGGAATTGAAGAATCTTCAGTTTGCTGAACGTCTGTCTGCTGCTCAGGAGACTCAGATTCTTTTGAATTCTGAGGCTCAACGTATATTAAACCGTTATCTTGATGAACAACAGCAAGCCGACCTCTTTATTAAAGGTCAAACCTTGGTTAATCTTCAATTGAACGGTGCTCTTACGGACAAACAGATTCAGACCGAAATCCAGCGTGCTATCCTGACGGCTGCCCAGGCCTCTGGTCAAAAGATTTCTAACAATATCGCTGCGAGCACTGCTGACTCTTTGATTAAGGCTTCGAATGCTGCTTATCAGTTACAGTATCGTGACGCCTCTTATGATTCTGCTAATGTTAAATTACGCAAGCATATCGAGTATAATACCGCTAAGGCTCAGCAAAAGCTATATGAATATGGTGCCGATTTAGCTCGGAAAAAGGGTCGTACCCATTATTGGGAATCTGTCTCGAATGGACTTAGTTCTATTGCTTCTGGTGCTGGTAATGTTATCGGATCTATGCGTCCTGGTGCCCAGGTTTTCCGTAATGATTATGGTCCTCGTAATACTACTATTTATAACGGTCGGTAAACTTAATTTTCATCCTTTAGGACTAGAAGCCCATCGCGGCGCTTGAGCGATATACACCCGCTGCCCGCGTAGGGCCTGGTCGAAAAATGGAGCGGAGCGACTTCCTTATAGGAGCGCCCCGCTCCGGTATTTTAGCACGGAGTGCGCAAAGGCAAGACAGTCCTGCCTTGCCGTGCCTATACACCCCTGTATACATCCACTTGTTAATTAAGCGAAGCCCCTAGTTGTGTCCGAAAGGAAATTTGAGTTATCATCTCAAATTCGGTCTCTCTTGTCTATAAACGCACAACTCACACCCAACTGTAGAATAAAAAAACTCCGAAATATTTTGTTTATTCAAAAATAATGTTTTCCTTTGCCCCTGTAGAAACCAACTCATTAAATTATTAACATTTAAAATTTAGCATTATGCAGAAATTTATTATCTCTCTTAAAGAAAAACAAACTGGTCGTGATGTTATGCCGCCTTATATTGTCAATTCTCTGGATGGTCTTGGAAATTATTCTGAGCGAGTTTCTCCGTTGGGTCTTATTGTTATTGTGGATTCAATTAAAGAAGAAGATAGTTTTGTTGAACTTAAAACTCAAAGTGATGAAAAGTAATAATATTTGGAAAATTATTATCGGTGCAGTATCTGCTGCTCTTGGTTATATTCTTAATGCTATCGGATTATGAATATGTCTCTTATGCTTTTTCTTGATTACTTGTTGTGTTCTAATGTTCATTTTTCGGTAACTAGTGCAAGGCGTACTCCTGAACAGAATAAGGCTTGTAATGGTGCTCCTAATTCTCAACATTTAACAGGCGAAGCTATTGATATCAAACCTTACGGTTCTACTAGTTTTAGTAAGCTGCTTGAGATGACTCATGATTATTCTGATCAAATTTCTCCTCATGACCAGCTTATTATTTATCCTGGTTTTATTCATATTTCCTTTGGTCCGCGTTGTCGTCGCCAGGTGATTGATAAAAGAAAATAATTATGAAATATACTCCTGATTCACTTAAAGCTGCTGATCATTGCCAGCATCGTTCTTTTATAACTAATCGTTACACAGGTCAGCGCATTGCTGTAGATTGCGGACAATGTGATTACTGTATTCATAAGCGTGCTCAAAAAGCGTCCATGCGTGTGAAGACCGCTGGAAGTGCTTTCCAGTATTCTTATTTTGTAACTCTTACTTATGATAATGAGCATATTCCTTTGATGAATTGTGAGGTTCTGGATAGTGAGTATCAAGATGCTTTAAGTATTTCAGGAGATAAAGTTTTTGGTTATGAACGTCATTCTTATATCCCTGTTTCTGACTATCAACCTGAGGATTCTTCCCTTTTGCGTCATATATTCTTCACGCAAGTTCAAGGCACAGTGCCGTTTGACCGTGAAATCAAGGAATATGTTTCTGTTAAGGACAATTGGTTTCTTAGTATGGATGCTATTCGTAGTTTTATCCGTAAAACGCAGGCCGTTGACAATTCAGTATATCCCGTTGCTGAAAAATACGGTGTTGATAACCTTATACCCTTTCTGAATTATGTTGATGTTCAGAACTATATTAAACGCTTACGTAAATATTTATATAAAGTTTTAGGTTCTTATGAAACGTTACACTTCTACGCTGTGGGTGAATACGGACCAGTCCATTTCCGCCCGCATTATCATATCTTATTATTCACTAACTCGAAAGAAGTCTCAGAGGTATTACGACAGTGTCATGATAAGAGTTGGAAGCTCGGTCGTTCAGATTTCCAGGTTGCCCGCGGTGGAGCTTCATCATACGTTGCGAGTTACGTTAACAGCCTTAGCTCTGCTCCCTTGTTATATCGGTCATGCCGCGCATTCAAGCCCCGACAAAGAGCGTCTCTTGGATTTTTTGAAAAAGGCGAGGTTTTTGAGGAAGGTGAGGACGTCTATCACGCGATTGAACAAAAGATCGATTCTGTCGTTAATGGACGAGTCTATAACTTCAACGGGATTAGTGTTAAATCAACTCCCCCCATGTCGTATATACGTACCTTACTCCCCCGATTCTCAAGTGCTCGCTATGACGATGCTGTTGCGATTGCTAGAATTATTCGTGCTGTTGCAGATGCGCCAAAAAGAATTGCAAGGTTCGGTATTATAGATTATGATTCCGGTTCTATCCTTTCTATTGTTCGTGCTTATTATCAGTATCTTACATTGAATCATCACCTAACCAATGAAGACGAAATTGTATTACATAGTGCTCGGTGCCTTACTAGGCTCTGTAACTGTTCTTCTGATGTCGATATTGAATCTTATCTTAATAAGTTGTATCGGTTATTCCTTTATGTCAGCAAGTTCCTTAGGAATTGGCATCTGCCTCCCATCGGTGGCAATCTTGATTCTTATGCCAATCGTATTAATTTTATCATCAAAACCGGAATAGAATATGAAAAGAAAGCCGATTATGTACGAATGTGTGATGCGCTCCGAATTCAAGAAACATGTGAATTCCCTTTATTGCGATATTTTTATTTACCAGCCTCAGGATGTGAAGTGTCGACCGTTAAGGAGGAGGAAGACGGAACATTTTCCACGTACACTATTCGAGACAGAATGGCAGGAATCAAGCCGCTCGTCTTACATTTTGATGACCCCCGAAAATTATTACTTTCCCCAGCTCTTTCTCGTTTGGTCGGACCATCCTTTAAAGCCTCGCAACCTGCAAATTACAACGATTTGTGCGACGACTTACAAAGGTGTTTGGATAGCCGTTCATCGAAATACTGTCGCGATATGATTAAGCATAAGAAATTGAATGATGCAAACAATATATTTAACCGTATGGTTTAAAAATTTTAATTATTAACTATTATGAGTGATTTTAATCCGCTAGACCGAGCGAAAGTTGCCGTGCATCGCTCTTCCTTTGACTTGTCTAGTAAAAAATTGTTTACGGCAAAAGTTGGAGAGATTCTTCCTTGTTATTGGCAGATTGCTATTCCTGGTAACAAGTATCGTATTTCTTCTGATTGGTTTACTCGTACTGTTCCTGTTAATACGGCCGCATATACTCGTATTAAAGAGTATTATGACTTTTACGCTGTGCCGTTACGTTTGATTTCTCGTGCGCTTCCGCAGGCGTTTACTCAAATGACGGATTATATGACGTCTGCCGCTAGTAATACAGCTAACACCGAGATGTTGACTTCTGTACCGAATACTACTTTGAACCTGTTGTCTCTGAGTCTTCAAACGATCAGTGGACATGATGTCTTAGATGATGCCGGTCTTCCTTATGTTTATGGTGCTTCTAAGTTATTAGACATGCTTGGATATGGTTCTTTCCTTCATTCTACTAATACAGCTAAATCCATCATTACTCAGGCTTATCTAGGTAAAGATATGGATAATGATACTTATAACCCTTTGGTTTACAGTGTTAGTCAGACTGTAAATCTTCTTCCGTTGTTGGCTTATCAGAAGATCTACTACGATTTCTTCTCTGAATCTCAATGGGAAAAGCACTTGGCTTATTCTTACAATGTTGATTATTGGGACGGTAAATCTCAATTGAATCTTGCTTCTGAGATGCTTCAGCTGCGTTATGCTAATTATCCGAAAGACTACTTTATGGGTATGCTTCCTGCTAGTCAGTATGGTGCGGTTGCTGTTTTCCCGTCTATTTATATGCCTGAAGCTTCTTCTAATTCTGTCGTCGCTGTTGGTAATCCTAATGTGGACTATGTTGTTAATCCTGCTTCTTCTAGTACTGTCTCTACTTCTGGTGCGTTCACCTCTAAGCGTAATGTTACTATTAATTCCGATTTATCCGCCCTTTCAATCCGTGCAACAGAGTACCTACAGCGTTGGAAAGAAGTAGTTCAGTTCTCTAGTAAGGATTATTCAGATCAGATGGCAGCCCAGTTTGGTATTAAAGCCCCCGAATACATGGGTAATCATTCTCATTATATTGGAGGTTGGTCTAATGTAATCAATATCAATGAAGTTCTCAATACCAACCTTGAAGCGGCTGATTCTCAAGCCGTAGTCGCTGGTAAAGGTGTTGGCTCTGCTTCTGGCCATATATTGACTTATGATTGTGGTGCCGAACATCAGGTGATTATGTGTGTATACCATGCTGTGCCTATGGTTGATTGGAATCTGACTGGCCAGAATCCTCAGTTGACTGTTACGGCTATTACTGACTTCCCCCAACCTGCGTTCGACCAGCTGGGTATGCAGCCTGTCCCTGCTCTGAATCTTCATAACAACCCGTCTCGTTCTGTTTCTGGATCTATCGGTTATAATCTTCGCTACTGGCCATGGAAGACTAATATTGATACTGTTCATGCTGCGTTCCGTTCTGGTATGGCGTATCAGTCTTGGGCTGCTCCTATTGATGGTTGGGATGTTCTCACCTCTTCTGGTGCTTGGTCTTATCAGTCAATGAAAGTTCGTCCTCAGCAATTGAATTCTATTTTTGTTCCTCAGGTTTCTGGAGAAAACTGTTCTGTTGCATTTGACCAGCTGTTGTGTAATGTCAATTTCCAAGTTTATGCTGTTCAGAACTTGGATAGAAATGGTTTACCTTATTAATGTATTGATTATGAGAAGTTTTGCGTATAAAAATGAGAATTTTGAAAAGAATTCGTATGTTCCTGTGTTGAAGGAAGGCAATCCGTGTTATCAGGCTTCTGTTTATGATTCGGTTATGTATGACGAGACTCCTGATGGTGACTTGATTCAATGCGATATGACCCAGATCCTTTTGAATCAGGAAAAGTACCGTCGTTTGCTTGGTGATATGAACGTCAATAATATCCTTGCTCAAATGCATCCTACTCAATCTACTGTGATGGACGGTATGACAGACGAGGAACGATTTAAATGTGTTATATCCCGTCATTGCCAGACAATGTCTGAACGTCAGGCTGTATTGTCTGAATTGGCGTCTCAACATTCTGAGTTGTCTAAGTTCGCTGAGTCTATGTTGGCAGAGCAAAGTGCAGAGCCCGCTCCTGATGCGTCCGCCACTGCACCTAGTGCTTAATGGGTCTATTTGATGCTATCGCCTCCACTGTCGGTAATCTTACCGACAATGTGATAGGCATGGTTAACCAAAATCATCAGAATAAGGTTAACCTCCGTATGATGCGTGAGCAGAATTCGTTTAATGCTGAGCAAGCTCAGCTTCAGCGTGATTGGCAAGAAGATATGTGGGATAAGAATAATGCTTACAATTCTCCGGATGCTATGATTTCCCGTGGCTTGAATCCATTTGTTCAAGGTTCTGCCGCTATGGCTGGCTCTAAATCTCCCGCCTCTGGCGGTGCTGCCGCTACAGCCGCCCCTGTTCCATCTATGCAGGCTTTTAGGCCTAATTTTTCCAACGTCTTTAATAGTTTGGCTTCCCTCGCTCAAGCGAAAAAAGCACAATCAGAATCTAATAATATTGATGCTATTACTCCTCAGATTGCTAACTATTATAAAGGTATGACAAATTGGAAGAATCTGGCTATCGGTGAGTCTGGCTATTGGAATAAGGATACTGGTCGTATCTCTGCTTCTTTGGATCAGTCTACAGAAGCTCAGGAATTGAAGAATCTTCAGTTTGCTGAACGTCTGTCTGCTGCTCAGGAGACTCAGATTCTTTTGAATTCTGAGGCTCAACGTATATTAAACCGTTATCTTGATGAACAACAGCAAGC